AACACCATTCCATCCAGTTAACATTGGATTATCAACTGGAACAGTAGGAATACCTGCACCGATATCACACATTATAAACAATGGTGGGGTAGTAGCGGGTCTTAAAGCAGGGTTGTTAACGGCATTTACACACCCATCATCAAAAATACCATATGGAATACCATTTGCTACTAAATTAGTAAATGCATTTACAATTCATTTAACAACAGTAGGTGGTTTACATACAGAATTAGTAACACCTGGAACACCAGTAACACCACTCCCACCATTCCCATCGCCACAACCTTGGGTTGGAATGGTGTAAAAAGAAAGTTTTTAATATTTATATATAAAGCAGAAATTATGAAGGCAAAAGATTTAGCACAATTATTAGAAGTAATCGTAAGAAAGGTAGTTCGTGAAGAACTAAAACCTATGCTTAAAGAGATAAAGAATTCTCAGAAACCGATTATAAAAGAAATCAAATCTAAAAAGGTTGAAGTAGACCCATTGGAAATTGATATGGGTAAGATTTTAGCAATAGAAGAAAATAAAAAAACATCTAAACCAAAATCATTTGTTAAGAATGAAATGTTAAATGAAATGTTAAATGATGTAGCTCAAAGTGGTGAGTGGAGAAACTTAGATGCAAATCCATATACATCCAATCAAGCGCAAGGATTTGTGCAGGGTGGTTCTATGGTAACAGCACCAACGCAAGATATCGATGGTAGACCTGTTGATACATCTAATCCTGAAGTGGCTAATGTGGTGGGTGCTATAACAAAAGATTATTCTCAATTGATGAAAGCGATTGATAAGAAAAAGGGAAGATAGTTAAATGGCTAAAGAAAGAAAAACGTTTTTCTATAATCCAATAGATTTTGAAAAAGATGTAGCAGTTGGTGTCAAATTACCATTCGGTAAACCCAACGGATTATTTGCTCAAAGTTATACAACAGAAGAGCAAGCAACATCTAATCTAAAGAATCTATTATTGACCAGAAAAGGTGAAAGACCATTTCAACCTGAATTCGGGTCGGATGTGTATTCTTTGCTTTTTGAAAATATAGATTTAGACTTGAACGAAAGAATTTCAGATACTCTTTCAGAAGATATCAAATTTTGGTTACCTTATATAGTTATTGACAATATAGATGTTCAAACAGAACCTGATAGAAATTTTGTAAAAATTGAATTAAGGTTTAGAGTTACAGAGCAGGGTGCGAACCAACAAATAATAGTGTTTTATGATTCAGCTGGAAGTACAATAGAATAGGTTTAAGATATGGCAAACAAAAAGAAATCAGATTTAGTACAAAAGGATGTATCGTTAATCGGTAGAGATTTTGGTGAATTTAGAAAAAACTTAGTTGAGTTTTCTAAAAATTATTTCCCAAATACATTTAACGATTTTAACGAATCATCTCCTGGTATGATGTTTATGGAAATGGCATCATATGTAGGTGATGTATTATCATTTTATACAGATACACAATTAAGAGAATCTCTATTAAGTACAGCAGAAGAGAATGTAAACTTATTTAATATTGTAAACTCATTAGGATACAAACCAAAAAACATTATACCAGCATCTGTAACAATGGATGTATTTCAATTAGTACCAGCAACTGGTGTTGGTGATGATGTAAAACCTGATTTTGATTATGCTATGGTTTTAAGTGAAGGTATGATAATAGGTTCTACTGATTTTTCTGATGTAGAATTTACAACAATATCATCAATTGATTTTTCATTCTCATCATCATTTAGTCCAACTGAAGTATCAGTTTATCAGATTGATGAAAGTACAAATCTACCTGTTTACTACTTACTAAAGAAGCAGGTTAAAGCTACAAGTGGTAAAGAAAAGACACAAGACTTTACATTCACTTCACCAAAGATTTATGATAAAATTAAAATTGAAGAAGATAATTTAATTAGAGTAAAAAGTATAAAAGATTCTGATGGTGATACTTGGACAAGAGTTCCTTATTTAGCACAAGATACTGTATTTGAACAAATAGATAATAACGAAGATAACTCAACATACTTACATCAGTATAGTGGTGATACTCCTTACCTATTAGAATTAAATAGAGTTCCTAAACGATATGTAACTAAGTTTGAAGATGATGGAGTTTTACAAATTTGTTTTGGAGCAGGTATATCTTCAAATGCAGATGAAGAAATAATTCCTAATCCTGATAATGTTGGTTCTGGTCTTTATACAGAACACCAAAACTTAGATTCATCATTAGACCCATCTAACTTCTTATATACAAAAACATATGGGGTAGCACCACAAAATACAACTTTGACTGTTACCTACTTAGTTGGTAATGGTATTATAGATAATGTTCCTGCTAATGATTTGGTTGATGTAATATCAAGCAATACTGAATTTAAAAACGAAATAAATCTAAATAGAAATGTAGTATCGTTTTGTAGACAATCATTAGCTTGTTCAAATCAATCAGCTGCCGTTGGTGGTAAGACTACAGAATCGCAAGAAGAAATTAGACAGAATGCTATGGCATTCTTTGCTGCACAAAATAGAACTGTAACTAGAGAAGATTATGTAATGAGATGTTACTCTCTTCCACCACAATTCGGGTCAGTAGCAAAAGCATATTTAGTTCAAGATTATCAATTAGAACAATCTAAGCAAGATGGGCAGTATATCAATACTGAGATTCCAAATCCATTAGCATTAAATTTATATACTTGTGGGTATGATAACACAAAGAATCTAACACATCTCAATGCTGCAACTAAATACAATTTAAAAAATTACATTTCTTATCATAGAATACTAACAGATGCAGTAAACATAAAAAATGCACATATAGTAAACATAGGATGTACCTTTGAAATCATAGTTATGCCAGAATTTAACTCTAATGAGGTGTTATTAAGAGTTATTGATAGATTAAAGGATTATTTTGATATTGATAATTGGAGAATTAATGAACCAATTAATTTATCGAAAATTTATGTTGAAATTGATAAGGTAGATGGTGTACAAACTGTAGTAAGACCTGATAGAGATGGAAAAGGTGGATTACAGATAGTAAACAAATTTAACGGAAACTATTCATCAAACAAATATAGTATATTAAATGCGACTAAGGGTGGTATTATATATCCACCTAAAGACCCATCTATATTTGAAGTGAAGTTTCCTAATCAAGATATTAGAGGACAGGTTGTAACACAACAATTCTAAACGAGGATATAGTATGATTTATAGAATATACGGACAAAAAGATACTACAATTTATGAGTTAAATACTCGTAAAGCTCAAAACACAGGTTTAGATGAAGTGTTGGAAGTTACCAAGTTCTTCGATGAAGATTCAAATACTGTATTGACTGGTAACAGTAGAATACTTACACAATTTGATTTAGCAGATATATCACAATCAATTGTGGCAGGTGATATACCAACTTCTTCTAAGTATCAACTAAACTTAACATCAATTGATTCTAGTGAAGTACAATCTGAATATACATTAGAAGTATATCCCGTTTCACAGAGTTGGTCTGAAGGCATGGGTCAGTATAACAATTCTCCGAATATCACAAATGGTTGTAGTTGGGAAAGAAGAAATACAGATAATTTATGGGGTGTAGGTTCTGTAGCTATACTTAATGGTAAAGATATTGAAACAACTCCAAAGAGTGGTGTTGTATTATACGAATCATTTGCAGATGGAAGTGGTTCGGCATTTCTAACAGAATCTATTAATGACTTTAATGGTAACGCACCATTCACATCCCTTGTTAACGAACAATTAGTTATATCAGCATCAAACTTTGCTGGAACTACGTTAGTGTTCCCAGCATATCTACAAACTGGGATTACATATGGTGTTCAATTTCAAATAGACCCTAACTCATTTGATGATGTTACATTTAGAATTAAAGACCCTAATGGGGTTTTAAAGAATCAAGGTGATTACGAAGGTATGGTAGGTGCTATAACAGCATCATCTACTCAATCATTTGATTTGGGTGCTACAGTAACTGGGGAGCATGAATTAAGATTTACATTCTTTGATGGGAGTGGTGATGGTACTTCAACAACAGGTACATTTGATGAAGTATATGTTTATCAAAAAGAAGGTAACCTAATAGTATGGGAAACCTTTACTCAAAATGAAGGTAACTTCAAATTAAGAAATAGAGTAAATGATTCTTTAACTAATAGTGTTAGAATGTTCGCATCCGAATCTAAATTAAATTTATACGCTGATGATGGCGGAGCAGATGCACAATACTCAGTAAATCTGCAAGCCGGATTACAATACTCAGTATCAGCATCAATTACACCAGGTAATTTTGATAAGATAGATTTCTTAATATATGATAATAATGGATTACCATTAAGAACAGGTATAACAAACCTTACATCATCATATACTGCTAACGCAACACAATCAATATCATTTACACCAGCAGTAAATGGTGATTATATATTCGCATATACATACTATAATACATCAAGCTCACCAAAAAGTGGTTCTATAGATGATTTTAAAATAGAGTATTCAGGTTCATTGGATTCGCCAGAGATAAGTGAAGCCGGTTTCATTAAAAATTCAGGTGGAGCAACTTGGTACACATCATCACTACATGGTGATAAATATTCTCAATCATTTACAAAATCAACATCAGACTTAAATGTAGATGTTACTGCATATGTACAAGATATGTTAGGTGGGAGTAGACCTAATGATGGATTCCTTATTAAAAGACCTGTTTTAGAAGAAAGTGGTTCTACTAAATATGGTTCATCAAAGTTCTTCTCAAATGATACTCATACGATATATGTTCCTACATTAGAAGCTAAGTGGGATGATTCATCATTCGCAACAGGTTCACTTACAGAACTAACGGCTGATGATATTACATTATATATGAAGAATCTCAAAACCGAATATAAAGAATTATCAAGAGCTAAATTGAGAGTTGTTGGTAGAGAAACATATCCTCAAAGAAGTTTTACGAACTCAGCACCATATAACCAAATTAAATATCTACCCACAACTACTTATTACCAGGTTAGAGATGTAGAAACAAATTTAGTGTTGATTCCATTCGATACAACTTATACAAAGGTTAGTTGTGATTCAAATGGAAACTTCTTTGATTTTAGATTTAATACATTACAACCTGAAAGATTTTATCAATTCGAATTTAGAGTTGACCGAACTGGTAATCAACAATATTTCGATGGGTTTATATTTAAAGTGGTTAGATAATGGCAGCAGATAATTCACCAAGTAATAGCGCAAATCAGTTGAACATAACAGTTCAAAATGAATCTGAAAACTATCGTAAAATAAGACGTAATAGTTCAAATCAAATTGTGTCTTATCCACTATCTGAAAAAGATATAGCAAATGGGTTAGATGAGTTTGGATTTAAAAGAATACCAGGTTCAATTGGTATGTTTAATAAAGTACAATATGAACGTACTATTCCACAACTATCAAACGAATTAATCATAACGCCTGTTGAATTTGAAAGTCAAATAATTGAACAAAACAGATTAGATGAAGCGAAGATTTATAAAGCACAAAACCAATCTTTAAGGTCAGTAAGAGGTTCAGAAGAAGAAGAACCTAAAGATGAATTTAGTGCAAGATATGAATTAACACCAAACGCACCTTCTTACAGATATATAAACACATCTGAAATTTCAAATAGCCAAAGAGATTTTGGTAATACTCACTTTGGTGGTATAAGTTATCATAACGATGGCGTTAGAAGTGCAACCGATGGTTATATTACATTTAAAGGACATAAAGAACTTGCTTGGGATAAAAAAATGTTCGGACCCGACTTAGACCAATATGGGTATAGAGTTACTGAAGAATTAAAAGCTTCAGGAAGAGACCTTTTCATTAGAGCAGTAGTTAGTTTTAGAATAGGGCATAGTGGTGGTTCACCTGTAGGAGCATATGCAGCTATTATGAGAAAGAGAGCTGGAAGAACTAATGAAGAAAATAGAAAGCGTGTAAAAACAGAGGGTAGCACAGTACTTGGTTCAGACCAACCATTTTATCCTATGCATGTTTTAGAGTTAACAATTCCTAATTCGGCATTACAAATAAATGATTTGTATCAAATAACATCTAACTTTGGTTCGGCTAATGATGGTGTTTACATTATGGGTGATAAGTGTGTATTTGAGGTTAATTGTCCATTACCTTCAGACCCAGTAATATTCTACCCAGCAAATAATAACTCAGGTACTAATTCCTTTGTTGGTGGTGTACAAGGTGTTGTTAATGATGTAGCGCGAGATGCGGCAGAAACATCGGATAGTTAAAGGTAATTATGGCAATAAATAGATTTCAAAATAAAGATATTTTAACTACCTCAAAGGTTCCTGTAGATAGTGCGCAAGTATATTCCTTAGAAGATGTTAACAACTTAATAAACGATGGGGCAACTTTTACAAAAGTAAATCTACAACCATCTGATTATGATACATTCTGTAAAACAGAAGCACACATGTACTCAGCTGATAAATTAGTTGAATCGTTGACTGGTATGATTCAATATGAATTAAATCAAGGTGATGACCCGCTTGAAACAAATATATTGTTAAGACCTGAAATGCAAGTCAGAAGCACCGCATTGGATACAGGTTATTATAGTATTGTTTACAATTTTACAAAACCTCTTACAAGTCATATGAGGGTTATAAATACTAATTCAGATAATACAGAATTAGAATTAGAGTTTGTAAATCCTAATCATAATTTAACTCAACTAAAAACTTTTATTGATAACCCAGTCGCTGACCCTAATAATGGACAAAATTTTTTACAACCAAATTTAGTTTTAAATTTTGGTGGTAATGAACTTGCAGTAGTTACGGCTGTAAGTTTTGAAAACAATCCAAGAATAGGAATACAGACAGGAAGTATCCCATTTCCAACAGATACACATTCAGAGTTACCAACATTCTTTGCACCATCAGAACAAGAAGCAGAAAATAATTTTTGGATAGAATTTTATAATGCTCCCCAACAAAATGATTTTGACCCACCTGCAACCATTCACAAAACAACTGGTAGATTTGCAAAAGCTGAAATAACATTCGATGAAAACGGAAATCCTCGCTATGAGTTAATAAAAATTGAGGGAACTGAAGATGTAGATTACTACTACGATGATGATTACGATGGTAGACCGGAAGAGAAAGTATATCCAATATCAATTCCAAAAGAGTCTCAATATTTTAGTGGACCGCCCAGAGCGGGTACGACTTGGTCTAGCATACCACGTTCTGCTAAAATTAGATATTATGACCCAAACTATGATTCAACACAACTTAAAACTGTAGTTGTAAAGTTATATAAACCATTAGAAGATGGGTTATCAGGGAAACAAATAATGATTGAAGAAGTAATAAGAGATTCTTACATCGAAAGAATATTACTTTACAATATTGAAAAACCTGAAGAGCAGGCAAACTTTTCACCACCTAACTTTAAAATCGATATGGGTAACTATGGAAAATCCCAAGGTACTGATTTAAAAAGTTGGAATGATTTATTAGATACAAACTTATCAACATCACAACAAATTATTGATAAGTATATTAGTGGTTCATTTGGTGGTGTAAAATTAAATTTAGATTTCACATCTTTTGGTTCATTCGTTAAATACTCTTCAGCAGTAGAGAGAGTAAATAATTTAAAATATAAATTAGAGTTAATAGAATCATTTGATGCTAGAGTTAAAACGTTAGAATCTGTAAGTGGTTCTGAAGCATTAACAAATATATCACAATCAATTAGTAGACGTGATGCGGTAGTAAGTGGATTTGATGGCTGGGAACGTTGGATGTACACCGAATCTACAGGTTCATTATACACTCATTATACATCATCTGCAACTCCATTAGAACCTTGGCCTAAATCAAGCACATACCCAAATGTAAATTATAGTGTTACCTCATCGCAAGGTATAGCACATTATAATGGGTTAATAGATTCAGCAAGTATTCACGACGCAATGAACGATGCTAGATTAACAAAAGTAGTACCAGCATCAATTGTAGAGGACCCGTTAAACAAAGAATATGTTTTATTCGTAGATATGATTGGACATCACTTTGATATTACCTGGTCTTACATACACGCATTAACATCTATCAATGAAAGAGAAGAACATCCTTATGATGGTATGCCAAACGAACTTCTTTATGATGTAGCAAAATCTATGGGTTGGAAATTAACGCATGGTAAAGATACATCTAATCTTTGGGAGTTTGGATTAGGAACTGATAAATTCGGTAATGTACCTAATAGTGGTTCACTACCATCTAAATCACACGAAGATATTAACAATGAAGTATGGAGAAGGATTGTTAACAATATCCCATACCTTCTAAAAACAAAAGGTTCAGCAAGAGCCGTTAAAGCATTAATAGCTACATATGGTATTCCACAAACATTCTTATCAATTAGAGAATATGGTGGGCCTGTAATTGAGCATGATGTAAGACCATATTGGGAACATGATAGATTTGTTTACCATTTAAGAATGGATAAAGATAATTACATTACAGTTCCTTGGGATAAAGTAGCAGATATAAATCCAGTAACATATGAAATTAATACTAATACTCCTGGTAATGGTTCAACTATAACTAAAGTTGTTAAAGTAGTTGATGGGGTATTTGAAATTGATGAGGTAAAACAACCAACATTAACATTGTTAGCTGGTAACACTTATAAATTCGATGTAAGTGATTCATCAAATGGTTCACATCCATTTAGATTCCAAAAAGCATCTGATAATTCATCTTATACAACTGGTGTTACTGTAACTGGAACGCAAGGACAAGCTAACTCAACTGTTCAAATAGTAGTATCAAACGCAACCCCTACTTTAAAATACTATTGTAGTAGTCATAGTGGTATGGGTGGTAATATCACAATCAATGTGGGTGGACCAAACCCAATTGATGTTATTGAATTACAAGTAGCTCAAAACCTAAACAGACATACTGGTGTTATTCGTAAGGGTAGTGATTTCGGAGTATTGTTTGAATCAACATACCCAACTGATTTTTATAGCAAAAAAGGTAACATACATTTCTACCTAAGTGGTAGTAGTGGATATAAATCAGCATCTATAGCAGTTCCAAATTTATTTGATTCTAATATGGGAACTCTTTTGATAGAAAGAGAAACCTCTGGAAATGATATAACAAAAGATACTGTTTACAAATTACAATATAGAAGAAACAGAAAAGATAGAATCCAAGTAAGTAAATCAGCAAGTATATCGATTAATGGTTCAACTGAATCATCATATAATGCGGCTTGGACTGGTAGTGGTGTTGTTGAATTTGGTAATTCGTTTGGAACAATAAGTGGCGCTCCAACATTATGGGGTAGTGCACAACCTATGAGTGGTTCTATTCAAGAAATAAGATATTGGGCTGAACCACTAAAAGATATTGTTATTGATGAACATACTCTATCAAGAGAATCTTATCATGGTAATTCTGTAACCTCATCTTATTTTGATTTGAAGTTTAGATTTATTCCAGATTCTAATTTAAAAACAATTAGTAATCCTGATTCACATCTATCACAACATCCTAATCAACAAATAACAGGTTCTGTAAATGGTTCTCATTTAACTGCATCGTTATTTAATTTTGAGAATGATGATTTGATTGGTGTTACTGAGGAATATTACACAAAAGTTCCATCAGCAGGTGCTAACAATATCCTTAACAATAAAGTTAGAACTGAAGCAAACCCATTGACTGGTATTCTTAATCCTGAAAACAAAATGGAAAAATCACAATACGATTCAGCGCCAGTTGATTCAAATGTGGTTGGTGTTTACTTAGCCGCTACTAAAATGTATAATGATGATATTATAAATCATACGGGATATTTTGATATTGATGATTATATTGGTAATCCAGACCAAAGAAGTGGATACACCGAACAAAACGAAGAATTAGATTATATCCGTAGACAAGTATTTAAAAAATATAGTTCTAGAAACTTAATCAATAGTACGATTGATATTCTTGCTAAATACGATATGTCGGTATTTGAACAAATCAGACAAACAATGCCCGCTAGAGTTGATTACAACTCGGGTATTTTGATTGAACCACATATCTTAGAAAGACCAAAAGCTAAATCGTTAACTAAGGTAACTCAAACAAGACCAATGTACGATGCACACATTCCTACTATGGAAAGACCGTTATCGGCATCTAAACATATATTAGAAACTGAAGTTACAAACTCATATAGTTTATCAGCTGAAACAGAACAATATGAAACTGAAATTTCAAGCTCATATACTTTATCTTCAGAAGAACTTACTTTAGAAGGTAACCCAATCGATGTATCTACATTACTTGTTATTTCATCACAAAAGGATGATGTAGAGGATGTTGGAAATCCACAAATTAAAGATATGTACGCACCATCTCAATACAAATATGTAATACCTGTTTATAAATCAGGAGCAGATGTAGGTTATGGTTTAAATTGGAATACGGGTTCTAATGGTAGTTGGAATTACAATCCAATTGCAACAACTATTGTAGAAAATAAAGCAGCTCAATACGCTAAGATTACTAAGTTATTCTATAGTTCAGCGTTATCGGCATCATTAGGACTTCCAAACTCATCATCATTAGAACCAGCGCAAGTAGGAACAGATGAATTACCATTATCGGTAGAGAATTTAAGATTCTTAGGATGTAAGGCTACATCTGATTCTTTAACTACTAATTCACCAGATACGCCTGATGGCAAACCTGTAATAGAAATATTCAAAGCAGACCCTAATGTACTACTATATACATCAGAAACTGCAGCTGAAGGAAACTTAGATGTAGATACTGCAACTGGATTAGATGTATTAGATATTAAAGATTTAGTTGTAGATGATGATATTTATTGGAAACGACTGCAAGAATACAGAAGAGAACTTAGAGAATTCAGACGTAAGATTGAAAAGATGATTGAGATTGAAGATGCAAGAGCAGATGAATTTGATTTACGATACAAAAAAGAATTACAACTAAGAGAAGCTGAGATGTTTAGAAGAAAAGAATTTGATATAAAAAATGGTTCACCTTTTTAATGGATAAGTAATGGCAAGAAGAAATATAAAATTTAGAGATAGACGGGATAAGGGTAGATTAAACAATCTAATTGAAAAGAGATTGAATGACCGTATGTCAAAACCATTAATAAAAAATCCAAAAAGACCTTTAGAAGAAGCTACGAAGATTTCTAAAATTATAAAAGAACCTGAAGTTTTAGTAAAAACAGGAAAACCTTTAGAAGATAATATAGTAATTACTAAAGAGGATAAAGTATCAGAAGCTGAGTTAATTAATTTAGTAAAACCATTACCAACAAATGATGGGAATGTAAATTCAATTGTATCTGCTATATTAAATCCAAAAACTACTGAAATAAAAGTAGACCCAATATTGGATACAAACGATTTTAACGAAGAAGATAAACGTAGAATCTTTGCAGAAGAAAAAGAAAGAAGAGCAATTGAAGATGAACGATTCAGAAAGATTCAAGAAGCATTTGAAGATGAAAAAGAACGAAGGATAGCTTTCAAAAAAGAATTAGAGCAAATGAAGATAGAGTTTTATTTGTATCTAAAAGAAAAGTATCCAGATATCGTTGGTGAAAAAAATATCAAAGATAAAGATATTGAAAAGAAAAAAGAAGAAGCTATTCGTTTAGCTGAAGAAATTAGAATTAAAAAAGAAAAACTCAAACAAAATATGGTTATTCGTCTTGAAGAAGAAAAGATACGAAAGCAAAAAGAAATTAGAATGGTTACAAATACCAAAACAGAAGCAAACGTTTCAACTTTTTTAGAAGAAGAGATAATTATAGAACAACAGGAGAAGAAGGATAGAAATCCTGAATTGGATGGGTTGAATGAAGTTGAAAGAACTATTAAAGAAGTAAAAGCTATGGAGATTAGATTGGGTAGACCAATCATTCCTCATAGAGATATTGTAGAAAGTGAAGATTCGGATTTTGATTCTGAAAGAGCAACAAAATCTACAGATATATTAATTAAACCATCTCAAAAATCTCCATTTGAAAATTATGAAGAAAAGAGAGATGTATTGGAAGTATTAAGACAAACATTATCTAACAATAAAAGTGAAGAAGATTTCATTGTAAAGATGGATAAGCAAGATAGAAAAAGCAGAAGAAGATAGAAAATTATAAAAGTTAGTGTAAAAATATTTTTTTTAATATTTATATAAGAAAACAAATTGTAAAAGGGTAATAATATGGGATATTTAGATAATTCATCAATAACAGTAGACGCTATTCTAACTAAGAAAGGTCGAGAGTTATTAGCAAAGGGTAGGGACTTCTTTGTAATCAGTCAATTCGCATTGGCAGATGACGAAGTAGATTACGAACTATGGAATCCAGCGCATCCGCTAGGTTCAGACTATTATGGAATCATAATTGAAAACATGCCGATAGTAGAGGCAGTAACAGATGAGAACTACTCATTAAGATATAAGTTGTTAACACTTCCAAAAAATACAATTAGAATCCCAATCATTCAATCTAACCCAAGCTCAATTAGTTTAGAAGAAGGTGGACAACAACAATCTGTAACTCTTACTACTAAAAATGGTGGTAATGATACGTTAGGATTTACCGTTACATTACTTAACTCAGATGCGGCAAGTATCGTTGGTGATGGAAGTGGTATAGCAAACAACTCAGATACTGTTGGTGCTAACGAAGATAGAAGAAGTGTTACGATTAGTACAAATCAATCATTTACAATTACAACTAAGGTATTAGCAGATAATACTGATATATCAACTAAAATATTTGTTGTAGGAAATGAAACTGGTGGACGTACGGAAATTGATTTAACTGTTACTAACAATCCTGATATTTCAGTAGGTAACACATTAGATTCAACATTATAAGGATAATTTAAAAGGGAATAAGATATGGCAATTTTACCAGCAGGTTCGTTTAATACATCAAAGAGAGTATATACGGCATTCAAAGTAGGGGATGTTGTAGAAGGTGGTGTAGAAAAAGTGACCAGAGGTCTATGGAGTGGTAACGTAGGAACGTTAACTACATTCTTTACATCTTCTGCACAATCAGATACACAAAAACAATATTATTACGAGATTTTTGATAAGGTATCAACAGATGCTACATCAGAATCTCAGTTTTCAATCACATACGGACATAATGATGGTAGTGGTTCTTTAGGACAGAATGAAGATTCTCCTTCAAACGCTATCTATTCTCAGTACGCACAAATCCTACTACCAGATAATCAAAGAATATTTAGTTTTAATGATGTTGCATCTCAACACATTTACGCAATCAATCTTAACAGAGCAAGATTAAAAGATAGATTAGACCCTGGAAACTTCGAACTTACGTTAGGAAAATTAGATGGTACTGCTATCGCTAACAATGTTAATACTGGTTCTAATGTTCACATTCATTCTTCAAACTTAGTTCACGAACTAATTGATGATAGTGGTGATACACAACAAGCAGCAACACAAATCGGTAGAGTTTACAACTTAGTTTCAGGTTCAATCTTAAACGGAGTTCATTCACCTAAAACTTATTATGGACAAGTTTATCCAGAGCAAGGTGTGATTGTATTAAACGCTGATACATTAAACACTAAATTAAACTTTGGTACTGTTACTGGTTCAAACATTAATGGTGATAACGCATTTAAGTTATACACATCACTAAGTGGTTCAGCAGTAATTAACGCAAATAACGGATTTGCTGCAAGAAACGAAGAAAGAGTACAATCAACATTCTATTTTGTAAGAGCTAAGAATGGTGAGTATAACTTCTCAAATAATCCATCATATACATCAGGTTCAAATGGAGCATTTGCACAACCAACATTTGCAAATAATCCTAAATCCTATATAACAACTGTTGGGTTATATAATAGTTCACAAGAACTATTAGCAGTAGCTAAGTTATCTAAACCAATTCTAAAATCGTTTTCGAATGAAGTATTGGTGAAAGTTAAGTTAGACTTTTAAATAATATTTTAAGAACGATAATGACTACGCATGGCAACAGCTTACAAACCAATCAACGGGGGTGGTATTCAATTACGACCATTCAACACCCATAAAAGGTGGGTAGTTACTGATTTGAATTTTAGGCAAGACTATTATTCAACATCGGTAATAAAAGGTATATCCCCAAATTTCGGTGAAAAGATTAATGTTTCAGAGTCAATTAGTTTACCAGCATATAGAGAAACGGACCAATTAGATAACCTAAATTCCAACTCAACAGATTTTCTAAAAGTTAAACATCAGAAAGTTGTATGGGCTAGTTTAAATCAAATGTTTTTTAAACATAGAGCTAGAACCGAAAGAGATTTATTTGCGACAGCATCTATATTTTCAATACCACATAATAGATTAGGTGATGGTGTTAGGCCAGGAACAATTGAAGTAGTAGATACTTCAGTTACATCAAGCGATTTAACTAATATAACAATCAAAGATATAAAGTTAGATGAGTATCATGGTAAATTAATTGATACAACACTACCAACAGGTTCATATGTTCCATTTGGTAACTTAATTGGATATTGGGGATTTAATGATGAGGTTGTTGATAGAGAAACTACCTTTGATAATATAATTGAAGATAGAAGTGGTTACATAAACAATGGGGTTGGTAAGAATCTAAAATACATAGATGGTATAAAAACAACAGGCCCGACTCAATTACCATCTGGAAAAATGGTACAATTCAATGGTTCGGATTCATATGTATTAATCGATAACAAACCAAATTATAAGTTTTTCGAAACTAACAACTACTCAGTATCGGTATGGACTGTATTACCAACATCTCAATCAGATGCATCTGGAACTCATAACTCAATAGTATCCAAAAGAGGTACTCAAAAAGATTATGGTACTACTAGAAAAGGACATCAAATCCTTAGAAGAAGAAATGTTGGAAGTAGTAACTTCCCATTTGATATAGAAGTATTCAATCAAACAGCAGGTTCTAATAATGGTAAAGTTAGAATATCATTATCTAACGGAATCACACGTATACTTGCAACATCGGGTACTAAGATAAACGATAACGAACCACATCACATATGTTTTAATAAAACAGGTTCTCATATGGAACTTTGGGTTGATGGTGTAAAGGAAGTTACTGGTTCATTACCAACAAGTGGTAGTATTGATAATATAATAATGAGAGGAATCTCTAATACATATGATATATTATTAGGTAGTAGATTTATTTCTGATGGTGGATTTGATAAAACATCAAACTTTGCTAGTTTAAGTGGTTCTTTAGATGAATTCCGTATGTACAACAAAGGATTAACAGAAGTAGAAATCAAAGGATTAGCAAATAATGATTTCGTAACAGGTTCAGCATATCAAACTGATACTGTTGGTGAAGTATTTTACAATCACGGAATAATGGTAGTATCAGACCCAAGACCAAAGTACAGATATATTTGGACTGGACAGAGTGGTACATGGAACTATGGTAACGAAGTTGATAACGAAAATGATGATGTACCAAACTCATCTGAATATGGGTGGTTAACAAAATATAAATCATCTAAACGATTACATGAATTAAATGTATTATGTGAAGTTGGGGCGGATGAATTTAATGTATCACAAAATCCAACACTAAAAATAAATAATGATGTAGAAGCTTCTGAAATGAAAGGGTTCGTAACTGGTTCTGATTTTAGAAATTACTTTACAACAATTGGATTATATAATCCAAATGGTGATTTAGTTGCGATTGGTAAATTAGCATCGGCAATTCAAAATAGAAGTGATGTAGATATAACTGTTAAAGTTAGAATGGATATGGATGGCCCGTTTGGAGCACCAGGTACTGGTTCTCTAATGAGTGGTAACACTGCTACAATTACTGAGGTTCAATCAATAAAAGAAAATGGTGAACTTACAAGTAAATATGTTTGGGGTAAATTAGATAGACCTGATATTTTAGTTGATGGTGATTTTGGTGAAGCATATGAACCACCTATTGATGGAAACGCTAATATGGATTCTCCTGATGTTTTACCACATGGTGATTTACCACCAGATGATACTGAAGGACCTCAAAACACTAAAGGTAAACCAAACGGATATAATCCTAGTAAAGACCTAAGAAGATAAAATAGAAAAAAAGAATAAGTTATGAATAAAAAAGGAAATTGGTCTCACATCCAAAAGATGAAAGGCCACAAAAGTGGGTTGGAAACTCGCATAGATGAACAACTTAAATCGCAAGGTATTGATGGTGAATACGAAGAGCATGAAGTATCATATACAATTCCAGCAACTACTCATTCTTACAAACCTGATTTTAGATTACCTAACAATATCTTTATAGAATCAAAAGGATGGTTCTTACCTGAAGATAGAAAGAAACATTTACTAATCAAAGAACAGAATCCTGATATGGATTTAAGGTTCGTATTACAATCTCCAAATGGAAAAATATACAAAGGTTCTAAAACCACATATGCACAATGGTGTGAGAAGAACGGATTCAAATGGGCTAAAAAAGAAATCCCACAAGAATGGATAGAAGAAAAAGAAAAAGTAAATTTCTTTGGTTAATTCAAATATTTTTTGTATATTTAGAACAATATGGAAGAAAGACTACTCTCTTTACTAGAATCTATCTTAGGTAAAGCTAAGAAAACAAGTGGTGATAATTATGCGTTTTGGTCTCCTTTTGTGAACCACCATAAACCTAAATTAGAGATAAACATAAAGTTAAACTCTAATGCGGATAACCCTTGGCATTGTTGGATATCTGATGAAAAAGGTAAATCAATTCGTTCTCTATTTAGAAAACTTAAAGTATCTAAAGAAATTTGGGATGAACATAATTCTATTTTCAGTAGAAAGTATAGATACAGAACTGATGTAACTACTGAAGAATCTAAGGTAGTTCAATTACCTAAAGAATATATCCCATTATGGAAACCATCCACATCCGTTATAAGAAAGCATGCGTTGTCTTATTTAGATAGAAGGGGTGTAACCTCATTGGAGATAATAAAATACCAAATAGGGTATTGTGAAGAAGGCCCATACAAACATAAAATAATCGTACCATCATATGATGAAAATGGTATGTTAAATTATTTTGTAGGTAGAAGTTTTTACGATAGTAGTTTTAAACATAAGAATCCAAATGTATCAAAGGATGTGGTAGGATTTGAGATGTTTGTCAATTGGGATTTACCAATTATTATATGTGAGGGAGTATTTGATGCTATGGCAATCCGAATGAATAGTATTCCACTATTCGGTAAATCACCACAATCAGAATTACAAAAAAGAATTATAAGTAAGGGTGTACGAAAAGTATATTTAGCATTAGATTCAGATGCATTTAAGAATTCACTTAGATTCGCAGAAGAATTAATGAACAATGGTATTGATGTACACATTGTTGAGATGGGGGATTCAGACCCATCAGAATTAGGTTTTGAAAAAATTTATAATGAAATAGGAAATACGGAATTACTTTCTCTAAGGAAGTTAATGGAGTATAAGTTATTAGGTGTATGAGAAAATCGAAGAGAATTAAATATGATGGTACAATCAAAAAGATTTACCACATAGCTGATGTACACATCAGAAATTTAAAAAGACATAAAGAATATAGGGAAGTATTTTCCCATCTTTATGATTATATTTCCACTACAAAGACGGATGATTCCATCATTGTATTATGTGGGGATATTGTTCACGCAAAAACGGATATGACTCCTGAGGTTATAGAAATGACTCAAACATTTCTAAAATCGTTATCGGATATGTTACCAACTATTCTGATACCAGGTAATCACGATGCCAATCTAAACAATCCAAATAGATTAGATGCATTATCACCAATCGTAAACGCATTAAATCATTCAAATCTACATTATCTGAAAGATGATGGAGTTTGGAAAATGGGTGGAATTTCCTTTTCACACTCATCTGTTTTTGGTGATGTAAAAGAGATTATCCCATCTGAAGAAGTGCATGGTGATTATAAGATTGCTTTATATCATGCTCCTGTAGATAAGGTAAAAACAGAATACGGATTCCAATTAGAGAATAAAAACGTAAAGGTAGATTCATTCGATGGTTACGATTTAGTTCTATTGGGAGATATTCACGTACCAAATCAATCACTAAATGATGAGGGTACAATTAAGTATTGTGGTTCTACGATTATGCAGAATCATGCCGAAGCTAAATATCCTGAGCATGGTATTTTGGTATGGGATGTTGAAACCAAAGAATCAGAGTTCGTTCCGATTCATAATGATTATGGGTATGTAACCTTAGATGTTGATAATGGTAAGTTGATAGGAAACCCAACGATACCTAATAAACCTCGTATGAGAGTTAGGGTAAAAGATACAACTCAATCACAACTAAAGAAAATTATATCAGAAGTTAAGGTTGGTAGAAAAGTACAAGAACTAACGATTCAAAAAGTATTATCGGATAGAAAAGATTCTATTGGTGATTCAAACATCACATTACAAAACGTAAGAGATATAGGATTCCAAAATAAAATGATGGAAAAGTATCTATCGGATAAGTACATCATCGCTGATGAACAAATGGAAGTGATACGAAACATCAATCAAGATATAAACAATAAGTTGGGTGGTGTTCACGGAATGAAAAACATTATATGGAAACCGAAAACATTTGAGTTCTCTAATATGTTTTCATATGGTACAAACAACACAATTGATTTTTCACAAATGAAAGGAGCATATGGAATCTTTGCCCCAAACGCTAGTGGTAAATCATCATTATGGGATGCTTTATCATTCTGTTTATTTGATAAGTGTTCTCGTACAAATAAAGCATTGGATGTATTAAACTATTCTAAATCAAAGTTTGATTGTAAGTTCAACTTTGAGATTAATGGTATTGATTACTTTATCGAAAGGGTTGGTAAGAAATCACCTAAGAGGGGAACTGTAAAGGTTGATGTAAACTTCTATCGAATAAACGAAGATGGTTCTACTGAATCTTTAAATGGTGAAGAGAGAAGAGATACAAACTCTATAATTAGACAATACGTTGGTTCATATGAAGATTTTATTCTTACAGCAATGTCTAATCAATCTAATAGTGGTGGGTTCATTGAGAAATCACAAAGAGAAAAGAAAGAACTACTTGCTCAATTCTTAGATATGAATGTATTTGAAGAATTATATCAGATAGCTAATGATGAGATTAGAGAGTTAAGTGCTTTACTAAAAGATTATAAGAATCAAAACTTTACTGATAAATTAGTACAAGCAAAGGAAGATTTACAAAAGAATGAAAAGGTACTAATTAAACATAATGATAAACTATCTAAGTTAAAAGATAAAAGAAACCAATTAAGAGAAACCAAAGATGATTTAGTATCAGATTTAAAACCTGTAGATGATACAATAATAGATACAAATTCTCTAAGAGAGCTTAAAAAAGAATTAAAACAACAGATAGTAGATAAATCAAAAGAATGTAATGGTTATGTTACAGATATTGAAACTTTAACTAAAGATTTAGATAAGGTTAATCAAACATATACATCATATGATTTAAACCTTTTAAAACAAAATCACTTAAAACACCAATCCTATGTTAGTAGATTGGAAGAGATTACACATTCTTTAGATTCTATTAATACTGATATAGAACATAAAGAAGAACACTTAGAAGGAATCGGGCAGTTAACATTTGATGATAATTGTGAACATTGTGTAAAGAATCAAAATACACCATTTGCTAAAAAATCAAAAACATTATCTGATGATATCGAAAAGTTAAAACTAAAATCAAATAGATTAGGTGAAGAGATTATCGATATGAAATCAGAAATGTTTAAGTACGATGTTAGAGAAGTGTTGGTTACAGTTCAAGAACTGAAAACACAATCCGATGATTTAACTAATCAAATAGAAAAATTACAATTAACAAATAAATCTTGCAACTTAGAACTATCAGAGTTAAAAAGTAAATTAGATTCAACAGAAAATAATATAAATAAATCATTAGAACAAAAAGCATCAGTAAAGCATAATACAAAGATACAACAAAAAATTGATAAAGCAAAGGATTCTTTAGATAATTTAGATGTTGATATTTCTAACTTAAATGATGATGTAATTGATATCAATGGTGATATTCGTATTTCAGAGAATGTAATACAGACTGTAAATGATTCTATTGATAAGTTAGAGTTTATGGAACAAAAGTATGAAGGGTATGAATATTACTTACAATGTGTTAGAAGAGATGGAATCCCATATGAATTAATCTCAGAGATACTTCCTAAATTAGAAGTAGAGATTAATAATATACTACAGCCAATTGTAGATTTTCAAATCCTTCTAAATACAGATGGTAAGAATATTAATTCATATATTGCATATGGAACTGAAGAGTATTGGCCATTAGAATTGACTAGTGGAATGGAAAAGTTTATTTCATCAGTAGCTATCAGAACTGCGTTGGTAAACGTATCAAATTTACCTCGTCCAAACTTTATCGCAATTGATGAAGGTTTTGGTTCGTTGGATACTGATAACTTTAATTCTTTATATTTATTATTTGATTACCTGAAGAATCAATTTGATTTCATAGTTACAATATCTCATATTGATAAAACGAGGGATATGGTTGACCAAATTATAGATATTACAAAATTGGGTGGATTTTCATCAATTAGATATTTATAGTTATAGTAAAGAAATATATGGGAGTAATGAATGTCCTTAGTTTATAAAAATTCGGTACGAGAAAACGTAACAGATATACAAACTTTTATAGTTGATGAATCTGCTAAGTCTACAAAGTATTTTAGAGTTTCCGATGTACCACAGGTTTTACAGAAGGGTAAAAACCTTTTAAGAATTACTGCGCATCCAACAAATTTGGTACCTGGTACTCAAGTTTATGTTGATGTTAGGGATTCTAATGGTAATGCTATATACTATGAAATACCCGATTATTTAGAAAACGATAAAAGTAGGGTTATTTCTATTTGGATTTATCACGATAAAGGTGATGATAATACTCCAAATGGTGAGGCTACAATTACATTAGCTGGTATTGCTAATGTTGATTTGAATGGAAACCCACTCCCATCAGTTCATAGAAATAAAATTAATCTAAAGTGGCAAACTACTGTTACTGTAGATAGGGAACGAGATAACACTTCTCAAATCATATTCAAAGATGATATTTTACCAATTGTAGCAGTATCACAAAGTGTAGAACAATATGAGAACCAACCACAATCTAATGGTGAGTTAGTAAAAACAACCCAAACAGGTAAAGTTAAGTATTTGTTTAGTGGTACTACTCCAATAATCCAAACTAAGGATGGTACTTCGTTTAATGCTGAAATGGTTGGTGGGGATATAATCCTTAATAACTTTACAGAGCCAGCTAGACCTGAATCTACTATTGAAAACCCATTAAGTTCTACATTCTTTAGTTCATCTATTAAAGAAATACTAAATGGTAATACGATAAAACCAACAACAAACTTTACATCATCGTTTCAAGATAGAGAAGATTTAGTACATACTTACGAATTTATAAAAGAAGCCGATTATTCAATAGAATATATTCAAAGTGGTTCTAATGTATCAACACAAAATAAAAGAAACTTTGCAAACCTAAGTTTCTCAAATGTAGACCCTATAACAGGTATTGTAAATAAAATAAAAGTATTACAAAAATCTGATGGATTACCAGGTGATTTTGAATTAGTAAACGAAGTAGATGTTCCATTCAGTTCATCGTTTGATATCAAAGTACCGATTCCATCTAAAAACTTAAAAGACCCTAAGATACTAAAATTATTATATCTAAATTCTGAGGGTAGTATATCAAGAACAGAAACAATATCAGAACCATTCGTATTTGATGGTGATAACATTTATATTGGTGGTGAAGAAAACTTAATTAGTGGTTCTATCTTTATATCAAACACATTAGGAACTGGTATTGAGATTGGTGGTGCTAGTAGTGGATTTATACGTTCTGTTGGATATAGAGGTATTACATCAGCATCATTAGGAAAAGCACCAGGTGGATTCGTAATCTATAGTGGTTCGGGTAATCTTGTATTTGGTGAAGATACATTGGATGGTGTTGGTATGGAATTCGTTGGTGATAACGATGCAAGACACCTTATATTTACAACCGCAGGTGGTGGTTTATTAGATGTTAAAACCGATAAGTTCTTCATAGGTACAGAAAGTACACAATTTATAAGTGGTTCTGATGGTAACATAGAAATCAGTTCTTCAATATTCCATTTAAACCCATCTGCTAATAGTGGAGCGGGTAGTTTGATTATTGGAGCAAACGCAACGATACTTGCTGATTTAACAGTTGATAATTTAAGAACTCCAGCTCTAATAGGTGGAAACGCCTCAACAAAAACAAACTCATCATCATCTATTGATTCAGATGGTTTCGCACGATTCGTATCAGCATCGATTGGTGGTTGGGATATTACAACAAGCTCTATAGAAGGTGGAAACCTTATAATGAAACCAGAAGGTATCTTACAGACAAGAGATTTCGCTAGTGGGTTAAAGGGTTGGAAAATATCATCTGAAGGAAACGGAACTGCAGAATTTGAAAATGTTAGAATTAGAGGTACATTAAGAACAACTACTTTTGAGAAAGAATCAGTAAACGCAGTTGGTGGACAATTATGGGTAGCTAACTCAACAACAATCACAGGTTCTATAACAGCAACAGATACAACAATGTCTGTTAAGAATGCTAGTGGATTCTCACAAGGTGAAATACTCCTTGTAAAGAAAGTAGATAATACTGGATTCCAAACAGAATATATTTTATTAGAATCAGCATCTATCGATGGTGATAATAGTGGTGAAGATGAAACGCATGGTAGGATAATGGTTTCTCGAGCCTACGGAAGTGGGACACAGGGTAATTTTGTTGGTGATTTAGCATCAGCAGCCCAAGTGTATGAGGATGGGCAAGTTATTGTTTCGACTGGTAAGTTAAATACTGGTTATATCAAAATGAATGCAAACCCAAATGATACAGCTACACCATATATGGATATCGTTGAAAGAACGGGTAGTGGGTTATATGATGTAGCATTAAAAGCTAGATTAGGAGATTTGGGTGGTTTAGCAAATTCATCTTATGTATTTGGTGAATCAAATCCAGGTTTTGGTTTAGCAACAGATAATGTATTCTTACAAGGTGGTATAATCGCAAAAACAGGTTCCATTGGTGGAATCGAAATGCAAGATAATAAATTATTTACTGGGACAGGAACGCATGGTAACGCCAACACTGGGTTCTATGTAGATTCAGGTTCACAATTCTCATTAGGTGATAAATTAGTTTGGAATCCAGCAACAGAAGCATTAACAATAAGAGGTTCGATATCCCTATCCGATGGAACAGATGTTGGAACGGCTCTTTCAGAAGTTACTACTCCAACGGGTTCTAGAACTGTATCAATTACAGCTGATAAATATGTTGTTACATTTGATGCAGCTGGAAACGAAGTACCTTCTAATCAAACTATAACATTATCAGCAACAACACAAAGTTTTGGTACTGCTACGGCATATTATGAATTCCTTAAAGATGGAACTCTTCAAGGTAGTAGAAGTGAAACAAGTACATTTAGTGTAAATACTACATTAGAGAAACCAACGGCTAGTACCCCAAAAACATACGCAGTAAATGTGTTTACTCAATCAAGTGGTGGAACATCAGTTGCAGCTGATAACTTAACGTTATTCGGTATTCAACCAGGTTCTGATGGAGCAGAAGGGCAAGATGCAGTAACGGCATTCTTAACTAATGAAGCCCATACTCTTCCATTAAGTTCATCAGGTGCAATTCAATCATACGCAGGTGCTAACACTCAAATAAAAGTATTTGAGGGTATTACAGATAAAACTTCAGCTTATACATTTACTGAAAGTTCACCATCACATATAACGGCAACCTCATCA